CGGAGTTTGCCGCGAGAGCTTGCGCCGTAACCGAATTCGCTTGCAACGCTTCGGTATAGACGGCGTTTGCCGCGATTGCGTTTGCCGTGACACTGCCGGCCGCAAGCGCGGTTGCCGTGATCGCGCCCGCGGAGATTGCGCCGGCCGTGATTGCGTTCGCGGCGATCGCGCCGGCCGTGACGGAGTTTGCCGCGAGCGCGTTTGCCGTGACGGCGCCGGCTTGCAGATTCTCGGTTGCGATCGCATTTGCCGCGATCGCATTTGCCGTAACCGAGCTCGCCGCAAGTTGCGGCGCCTGAATCGCGCCGGCCGGAATCTTGGCGGTTGTAACCGCGCCGTCGGCGATCGCCGACACCGTGACGGCGCCCACGTCGATTTGAGGCGCCCGTATGGCGCCCGTCGGTATCTTCGCCGTGATTACCGAGCCGTCGGCGAGCGTCGTACTCGTGACGCTTCCAGGCGCCAACTGATGCGTTTGTAACTGGCCCTCTATGTCGGCCGTCGGAACAACCGCCGTCCAATCGTCGCCGGTTCGCCGGTATAACTTCCGATCGGCCGTGTTGAGGAAAACCGCGTCGGCCGGATATGTCGCCCACTCGGCGCCGGCCGGCTTATGGTTAATGATGTAAACCGGCGAAATGCCCGCGGCGAAGTCGTCGCCCTCGATCGTGCCCGCGGCAATGCTCGCGGCCGGCGCCTTTGTCGCCTGTACCGGCTTGCGTTGCATCCGGCGCAACATATAAATCAGGTCCGGTGGACGGCTTCCGAGCGTCGCTTGATACTTGAGCTTATGGCCGGCGCCGGCCGGCCGCGATCGGTCCGGCGCCAGAATCGTTATCGTGAGCGATCGAAGAATAAGCGAAGTCGCGAGCCCATATTTCCAGGCTTCCACATCTACCGTCATGCCGCGGGCGAGCCCCGGCACGAAATAGCCGGCTTCGATCGTGAATTTCGGGCGCGAGCGCAAGCCCACCTCGGTATCGGCCCATAGCGCGGCCGTCGCCGGATCGCTCAAATTGCGATCCACGAGCGTTACTGAGAGCACCCCGAACTGTTGTTGGCTTCCGGTATCTTCGGCCATCGCCCGCACTTCGCCGTCTTCGCCGACGGCGCCGAGCACTAACACGCGGTTTGCGGCGTCCGAAAAATCGCGCTTGTAGCCGTCCAACTGGTACGGCTGTTTCGTCGTACCGTTCGGCTGATCGCTCAGTGCGAACGGCGCGACGATCGAGCCCGCGGCGTAATAGTTGAGCTTGCCGTTATAGGCTACGTGCCACTCGCCGCCCGTCAACTGGCAAATGTCGTCGAGCAAGTCGCGCACGCGTTGGTCTTTCGCCTCGATCAATCCAAGGTTCGCCGTGAGCGTGATAATCGAGCCGGCCGACAATTCCGGCACTTGCCCGAGTGCATCGGCAATAATAACCGAGTCCGGCGTACCGTCCGGCCATGTCTGCGTGATTAACGCCCGCTCTAAGAGAATCCCCCAATCGGACGCGTGCAAGGTTAGCCGCACGTGCGGCCCTTCGGCCTCGCGATCAACGGCGAGAATAAAGCCGGCGAACTGAATCGCCATTGTGTCGGCGTCCCATATTACAAGCTCGTTCCATTCGGAAACCGTCCACGTGTACTGGAATGCCGCGTGATCGTATTGCGCGTGATCGTATCTGGCCTCGCCGAACCGCTGAAATAAAGTAAGCTCGCAAGTCGAGACAGCCTCGCTCGAATCCTGTTTGATTGTGGCGCCCTCGATCAACGCGGCGCCCGAAATGTCGAAGCCCTCGACGGCCGCGCGGAGTTTCACGCGCGCCCGCCTTGCAACCGCAATTGCGTGGCGATCTTTGCGGCAACCGTCACCGGATCGGTTCCGTATAGGTTCATCGTTGCGCCGGCGCCCGCGGCGAGCGTTTCGAGCTTGGTGCTCATTCTGCCTAGCAGGTTTACCACGTCATCCATGAAACTCGTTGCGGCCGGCCCGCTCGTGCGCGAGTCCGTGAGCATATCGGCGAGCGTCGCCGACGCGTTGTAGCAGTGCGTTTCGATCGCCTGCAGGCTCGCAATAGCGGTTCCGGTGTGCCCTTCCGTCGCCCATAGCGTCGTGAGAAAATCGTCTTTCCAAAGCGCGTATTCGGCGTGTCTATCCCAATCGTCGCGGCGCAAATTAAACAGATCGTTTGCCGTTTTCAACGTTTGCTGCACGATGATATCGAGCGATTTATTCATGCCCGCCATCTGAAAGTTACCAATCACGCTACTGATCGCCGTGACGGCGCCGCTGATCGCCGATATCCAACCGGTGAGCCCGCCCGATACCGCGCTTGCGACGCCGCCGGCGCCACCGCCACTAGGCGCGCCACCAGGCACGCCGCCCGGAATGCCGCCCGGAATCGGCCCTTCGCCCACCAGGCCGGATGACTTGCTGATAACGCCGCTCAGTGACGAACCGATATCTCCGATAATGTCACTGAGCCCGCCGAGCTTTTTCATTACCGCGCCCAACACTTGATCGGATGCAATGTGCAAGAGCTCCGAGCCGATACCCTGCATTGCGGCCTTGCCCATATCGCCGATATCCTGCCAGATGGTACGATGCGCTTCCTTCAATTGATCGAGCTTGCCACCTGGCCCCATAATGTCGGCCTTAAACGCTTCGTACGCGGCCGCTTGTTTCGTCAATTCGTCGTTGAGTTTGGTGGTTGTAGCCTCATAGTCGGCGTTGATTTTCAGCTTTTGTTCTTCCGACTTCGACTTGATCCGCTCCACCGAATCGGCGTAGTCTTTTTCCTTTTGCGCGAGCGCCGATAATTGCTTGGCGATTTCGGCGTCTTGCGCTTGCGCGTGCTTCGTTTGGATATCTTCGATTTTTAGTTTTGTGTCGGCCGTGAACGCGGCGAGCGCCGCGGTTCGTTTGTCGAGCGCGGTTTGTGCGGCCGCGACTTCGCGGTCTTCGCCCGCTTTCAGGTCCGAAACCTTTTCCTCATGCTTCGCCATTGTGTCGGCGAGCCATTCGGCTTCATCCCGCGCGCGCCGATCGAGCGATTCTTTGTTGTCCTCTTCTTCGCGCGCAAGGCGCGTTTGCTGATCGCGCGTATACCGCGCGAGTTTGTCTCTCTGCTCCGCGGCGTATTGGTCTAAATCCTCTTTTTTGCGCTTGAGCGAAGTTTCTAAATCCGATTCTTCGGCCGAGTACACACCCTTATTTTTCAGGCGTACCGCGGCGATTTTCTTCTGGATGTCTTCGGCGTACCGGTTATAGTCTTTCGTGCGATCGCTGATATTCGATTCGGTATCCCGCGTTTCGTCTTGGATGTTGGTTGCGGTATCTTCGCCGATTCGCGCCAACTTTTCGCCGGCGTCTTGCGCGAAGTCGGCATAAGCCGACGCCCTATGTTCGAGCGAATCCTGCAAGTCTGCTTCTTCGTCGGCGAGCGAATCGGCGTATTTCGCCCGAATACCGGAGATTTTATCGGCCGTTTCGGTCGCGAATTCGGTATACGCGGCTTGTTGCTCGGCGAGCGCGTCTTGCGCGTCCTGCACTTGCTCGGCGACGGCCGCGGCGTGCTTCGCGACAATGCCGTCTATGTTGTCCTGTACGCCGGCCGCATAGTCTTGGTAATCGGCGCCGAGCTTCGCGAGCGATTCCCCTAAAGCGTGCTCGTTATCCGCGAGCGCCGCGGCGTAGTCGCCGGCCGCGTCCGATTGCGCCTTGCTCACTTCGTCCTGATATGCCGCCCAATCGGCCGTACGCTCGGCGAGCGATTGCCGGAGGTCCGCGGCTTGATCGTCGAGCCCCTTGTTATACTCGCCCGAACCGCCCTTGCCGAATACAATCAAATCCAACACATCGTTTTTAAACTGGCCGGCCGCGGCTTTTACATCCTTAAAGAATTGATCCCATACGTTCGTGCGCGGCGCGTTTTGCTCCACGGCTTTATTCAAATCGGCCATTAGCTTTTGCATTGCGGCCGGTATCTCTTGGCCGTTCGCAATCATGGCTTGTTTTTGCGCTTCCAGTAATTTCAAGAGCGCCGAGTCTTTTTCCCATTTCGTCGCGTCCGGCGCCGCAATCACCTTGTCATAAGCGGTTTGCGCGTCTTTCGCAATCTTCGCGAACTCCGCGGCCGACGTAATCCCGAGCGCCCGCAACCCGGCATTCATGCTCGCGATCGAGCCCACGGCCGGATCTATGGCCGGCTTGATCTGGCCGAGCTTTTCGAGCACCTTTGGCAAGCCGTTTGAGCCCGTCAGATTGTCGAAATGGCCGACTAGCAAGCCGGTTTCCGCATTGACTTTTTCGAGCGCCGGCGCCATACCGTCGCCGAATTCCTTCGTGAGCCCGACGCCGGACAGCTTCGCCGCGGCGATATCGTTTGCCAGTTTTTGATGCGCCGCCGAGAGCTTGCTTGCGATCGCATACAGCACGTCGTTTTTCTCAATCAACGGCTTGAATTCGTCGGCGCACGCTTTCGCCTCTTTTGCGAGAGCTTTTGCGGCGTCGGTTTCTTCTTTCGTCGCGCCGGCGTGCTTCGTCGCGGCGCCCGCGGCGCCCTCGTGGCCCGTCTTGAGCTTGTCGAGCGCGCCGGCCAAATCGGTATGCGCGCCGGCCGCTTTCGCCGCTTCCTCTTTTGCCTTTTTGGTCGCCGCGGTTTGATCGTCTTGCGTCTTTTGCAGTTTGCGGTTGAGCTCGGCCGAGTCCGACGCCTGCTTGCCGTAATCCTGTAAAGACTTCGCCGCGGCGTTGAGAGCTTGCCCAACCGCCGACGTAGCCGGCACCAGTTTGGCAAGCCACTCGACAAAGCCGGCAATCTTGGCGATAACGGCCGCGAGCGCGTCCTGAATTACCGCCATGATTTTATTCCAGTTCTGGTAAACCCAAACGCCGAGCGCCACCAGGCCGGCGACAACCGCGGCAATCGCGATCACCCAACCGCCGAGCGCGAGCACCGATACGCCGATCGCGCCGGCCGCGGCCGTGATAATCGGCATCAGCGCGCCGATCGCCACCGCCAACTGGCCGGCAATCAAGAGCACGGGCCCGAGCGCCGCGGCAAGCGCGACGATGGTAAGCGCGAACGCCTGCACCGGCGCCGGCAACTTGCCGAACCATTCGACGGCCGGCAAGAGAAAATCATTAACCAACTTCGTGGCGACGCCGAGAATCGCGAGTATCACCGGTTCGAGCGATTGCCCGAGCGCGATTCCGGCCGTTTCGACCGAGCCCTTGAATTGCTCCATTGCGCCGGCAACGCCCGAATTCAGCGTATCGGCCATCTTTTTCGCGGCGCCGTCGGCTTTATCAATTTCGGCCGTCATCGCCGCCCAAGCCGGCCCGCTCTGCTGCATGAGAACCGACGCCGCGGCCGCGGATTCACGCCCGAAAATATCGAAGATTTCAGCCGCGCCGGCGCCGGAGGTCTTCAATTGCAGCATGATCTGATCGAGCGGTAACAGGTTGCCGGCCGCGTCTTTCGTTTCGATGCCGAGCGCCTTCATTGCTTTTGCGGCGTCGGTACTCGGCGCCTCAAGCGTCGCGAGAATCCCGCGCAAGCCCGTACCGGCTTCGGTTGCTTTCAGTCCGGAATTGCCGAGTAACGCAACCGCGGCCGTCGTTTGTTCCAGGCTCAAGCCGGCAAGGTTCGCAACCGGCCCCACCAGTTTCATAGATTGCGCCAACTGCTCGGCCGATATCGCCGACGCCGCGGCGCCCTTGGCGAACACGTCGGCAACGTGGCCCGCGGCGCCCGCCGATAGCCCGAACTGGCCGAGCGTTTCGCTCGTGACTTCGGCCGCGCGCGATACACTGAGCGTGCCGGCCGCGGCAAGATCGAGCACCCCCGGCATTGCCGCCATTGTTTGCGCCGTCGTCAAACCGGCCGCGGCAAGATCGCCCATACCGTCGGCCGCTTCTTTGGCCGAGTACTTGGTATCGGCGCCGAGCTTCATAGCTTGCGCCCGCAACGCTTCCAAGTCGCCGCCCGTCGCGTCGGATACCGCGACGATTTTGTTCATTGACGCTTCGAAGCCGGCCGCGGCCGCGGCCGACGCGCCGGCAACCGCGAGAATCGGCGCCGTGATACCGAGCGATAGCGTTGTACCGACGCTCGAAAGCGATTCGCCGGCACTCTTGAGCCCGTCCCATTTCTGCTTTTGCTCGTCAATGACCTTGCCGACTTCGGCGCCGAACTTCTGGAAGTCCTGCAACGCCTGATCGACGGCCGCTTCTATGGCAATCGACAACGTACCGAGACTGAGCCCGCCACCCATTGCACCCATTGTTTTATTTGCCCCTGTTGTCGATTACGCGCACCCCGAGCCGTAGCATTTTGGTCAAGAGTTCGTCGCCGCTCGGTAATTGCCGCTCGGCCGCTTCGCGCGCGCGGCGCTTGAGCTCGGCGCCGTTCATCATGTATTGCATCGGGTCGTACTTGTGGCGTTTAGAATTAACCGCGGAAACCATCGCCACGATGCGCGCGGTTTGCCAATCGGTAATGGATTCGCGAGCCCGTTGCGCGTCCACCAGGCGCGAGAGCTCGCGAAGTGTTAGCCGGCCGAATTCGTCGGCGCCGATTCCACTGGAATCGCGGCACTTTGCCCAGAGCCTTTCCCACTGCTCAAGGCTGAATGTCGGACTCGTGCCGGCTTGGTAGGGCGCGCCGGCGCCGCCGAGCCGGCCGACGGCAAGGCGATCGTGACGGCTTGCGTAATCACCGGCATAAGCTCCGGAAAGTCCACCAGGCCAAACAACCGCGTCACGTCGTCGCGAACGATTGCCGGTTGCGCGTCAATCAGGCCGGCCCATAGTACGTCGCTCATGGTTTCGAGAATAGGCGCGAGCGCGGCATACTCGCCGGCCGCGAGCAACCGCCCGTAATCTTGCAGAGCGGCGCCCATACGCCGGATATCGTGCAATAGATCGCCCTTACACTCTGAAGCGTAGTGTATGAACGCGATTGCACGATACCGGAGAATGAAGTCTTGCCCGTCGAGCTTGATTGGCACCGACGCCTTGACTAGATTTTCCATAACTACGCCGCGATCGGTTCGGCTTCCGACTGTGCCCGCAAGCCGGCCAATTCGGCGTCAAGCGCCTCGCGCCGGCGTGCCAGTTCGGCTTGTTTGCGTCGCATTGCATCGGCGCCGAGCGCGCCACCTTCGCCGGATACCGACGCCGTCGGCATCGTATCGGCTAGCGTGATCGGCCCGACAATGCGAATTGTGGGTTGAATTTCCTGCGGATCGTCCGGATTCAACGCGCCGAAACTCCAATCGCGTAAGAACCCTTTGAACGTGCCGAACGATTCGCCGCCGACGGCCGCGGAAGAATTGAACCGGATTACCCAATCGCGCGTTTCGCCGCTCGTGAACAGACCAAATAGCCCGTCCGCGCTGTCGTCTTGATCGGCCAACGCCGGATCAAACAACACCGTCAACTGGCATTCACCAGGATCTTTGAAACCCTGAATGTAATCCCGATAGTCGCCGGCGTCGAGCGTTGTTACGTCCACTTCGTCGGCCGAAACGTCGATGTTGCCGATTTCCGCAACTTGCCCGATCGCCTTGTACGTCGGCGTTGCGCCGCCGGCGAGTACGTATATCTTAGCGCCTTTTCCCGTAAATTTAGCCATTTAAGTTAATCCTCTCTTATTTGCTGAATGTAGCTACCGTAAACCTTAAAACGCCGTGACGTGTCATGCCGTCCGGCTCGCGCAACGTTTGCGCGTACGTCCATATCGTGTCTACCCACTGAAAGCCCGCGGCCGGCAACCGTTGCCGATCGAGCGCGTCTTTTGCCCGCGTCATCAATTGCTGCGTTTCCTGCATTCCAGGTTGCCGGCTCCAAACGTGTACCGTGATCGCCAGATCGGCGCCCTGCTCGGCGAGCGTATCGGCCGGCCCGCCGACGAATTCGCCGAGCGTGACGTAGGGAAAGTTTTGATTCGGTCCGGCGTGATCGAGCACCGGCACCGGCGCGAGCGCCGGCCCGAGCGCGGCGAAGATCGCGGTTTGCACTTCACTGAGCGGTAACATAGATAGCCATGCTGGCAAAAAGCGAAATTGAGCGGCAATTGAAGCACTTCAAAACCGACCGCACTACCGACGCCGCCGAAACCGCGGTTTGGATTAAAGCCCTTGAATGGGTACTCGGCGACGACGCGCACCGGCGCGCATACGACGCGTGGATTATGGAAACCATGCCGGCGCCCACTCGGCCCGCCGAATGGACGCCGCGCGAACTCTTGTTAAGGCATTCCCTCATCATGGCGTTAGAACGTTTGCGATAAAGCGG